AGCTTACGAACGCGGCTAAATACTTGACCGTAAACAGTAACCTTTTTGATAACTTCATTGAGGATCGTAGAAGGAATAACAGCGGATACATCAGTAGTTGCAGTCATTGCGTCAGCGCGAAGCTCAGGCAACACTTTACCGGTTTTACTGAATTCCATAAATGCTTTCCGATATTCCATGGTACCGTAGTAATCTTCCGATTCAGATCGTTGTTCAGCCGGTTTATTACCCACACCAAACGTAGCAAGAATCTGAGCTTGACCAATAGGACTACCAGCACTGCGTTGCTCTCCAGGTTGTGGCTGAGCTGCAGGCGGAGCGGCTTCATCAGGAATACTGTCGATCATGCCGCGAAGTTCGGTAATTTCACCATTCAGGGATTCAAGTTGAGTATTAATGCCTCTGACCTCTATGATATCCTGACTTTCATTTGATTTTTTAGTTAAAGCAGTTTTTCTTTCTTCCTTTGCTTGTAACATTGCCAATAATTTCTTCTTCATATTACATTCCTCCCAAAATCTTGTTTTTAAGTTTATAAAGTTCTAACTGAGCCGCCTCCGCGTCTCTTTGACTAGCCTCCGCCGCCGTAGCCTCCGCTACCTCTATTTCATGCTGGGCCTCTGCCCAGGAACGAGCTGAAATACTGGTCTGTTCATACGCCGGGAATGTTACTGCCGACACATCATACACTTTTGCAATTTTAAGTATTGTCCTGGTATGCGTATCTCGATTATAGGCATCTTCCTCCGTCGTAAAGGCAAAAGACATTTTGTCGTAAAAACCATTATCAATGTCCTCATAAAGTTCACGGCCCGTAGCATTTTGGCTTAAATCAGCTTCAATGTACAGGCCGTCAATTTTCTTATCAAGCGTGAGTGTATTGTTTTTTGTTTTTGCAGCAGGCTTGCCTTTATGGTCAATATTTAAAACAACATCTGACATATCGGCACTATCAAGGGCTTTTGCGTCAATCACCTCTTTGTATTGCACGCCATCATATTCCCAGATAACGGTTTCTCGATTAAATACGATAGGGTTGCCGGTTACAATCATTTTCCCGTCTTCGGTTTTTTCTCTATGTTCAAAATTAAAACTTCTATATTGCCTGTCTTTAGTTATCAACCTCATCACTCTCCTTTTTAGCCAGAGGATAATAAGATCCCGGGATATTAACCCGTTCCTCAGGAAACGTGTAATTTATTTCAATTGGTGCAATAACATAATTATGATCACGACACGCATTAACAGCCTTTTGCTCGTTATCATAAATGCCAGTAATTTCGAATTCACAAAAACCGTACTTTTGCTCGCGTTCATCCCAGACACCGCCAACAAACCGCTGTACTAACCATACTGCCACTATTTTTCCTCCTTGCTTTGACTTTCTTTTACCCCTGCCCGTTTTAACTGATACTCATCTGATATCTCAGTAGATATATAATTCAAGGATATTGTTCGTCTTGAGCCAGTACCATCGGCTAATGGCGGATATCCCAAAATAGCTAGTTTCTGATCATCCATCAACAACCCTTGAGCCCCTGCAACTTCTAACAATTTCAATTTACTGGCTGTACTGAGATACATCATATCTCGCTGATAAAACACTATCTCATTGCCAAAATCAATTTCTCTTTGGGTGAACATCGTCTTTGTAAATGCCTGTCCAAAACTAATAATAAGCGGCTCCAGCGTTTTCTCGTAAAAGGCCTGATATTCTTCATCGTTGAACGATCCAGACAATATCTTTATCGGCACACCATACCAATTAAGAATTTTGTCCTGAATAAAAGCCATAGTGTCTTTATCAATCAGCTTAGGGTCTACATTTAAAGGCACATATTCGCCCTTTAAATCCTGTACTAAAATCCCGCTATCACCGCTTGACATTGCAGATTCAAAACGCTTTCGTTCAGCTTCCTGTTTTTCATCATCGAGCATAGTGGGAATTTTTAACACGCCACGAATAGATAAACTAGATTTAATAGCTTTGCCCACACCTTCAGTAATCGTGTCATTGATAGCCAGTACCTTTAGTAGTGGTGCATTGTCCGGTTGACCATTGGCTCCGCCGCCCATGATATTATTTACAGAGAATTTTTTTCGTAAGTGAATGACGCTGTCGTATGGCAATGTAAAATTATCACCACCAGCGAAATGCATTTTTACAAACAGCGTTCCTGCTTCATCCTGCAAGAAATCAACCTCTGTCGGGTTAAGCGGGTAGAATGCCGTATAATCTCGCGTGGTGTTTCCACGGGCATCTGTTACTAAATCGTAAGTAGGATAAATAAAAGCATTGTAGTTCATATAAAGCTGCCAAATTACTTTTTCCAAAAAATCCCTAATTGTCATTATGGGATTCGGGGAAAAGCGAAACAGCCTATTTAGGCTGCCTTTTGGTATTACCTGTATGCCTTTGTCATTGGTTCTTATATGGCGCGGCTGTAGTTTTGATATCTCAGTAGCAATGCAATCTATGCATGTCTGAACAATGTCGCTGGTATAGATATTATTGCCAAACTGAGAAAATACTGGGAAGCTTCCGTCTAGCATCTTGGCGTACGTTAACCGCCTATTATCACCTTTATTAATAAAACTACTTAATAGCATTCAATCACCGCCGTTTCGCCACAATAAACGCCACAAACAACAAACATAGTCCAGCCATGATATACCCCGCAGGACTGCTAAATAAAAACGTCCCTTTAGTAACTAGCGACAGTCCAATTACAAGCAAAATATCGTCTAAGATCAAATAAAAAAAGTCCTTAACATTGATTATTGTATTAATCACTTTTTTCACAACGGTTACCTCCCTTCCACTAGCCGTAAGAAGTCTGGCCGGTTATCAATGTAAATGCGGTAACCAATTATCATAGTTACCGCGCCGTCAATCTTTTTCTTTTCTTTGCCCTGGATTTTTACCGGCATGATCTCAGCCTTAGAGTTAATATTTAAGGCCGTATTCTCAAGACAGTATTTGTCGATCGGGTTAGCACCGTAATTGATCAGTTTGCTTTTTAAGTCAGCTTCAACCAACTTCATGGGTTCAGACATACTGCCAAAGCTTTGATCCACACGTACACAGTCAAAGCCTAACCCTTCCATTTCCTTGACCCAATAAACCGCACTCCACTTGTCGTAACCTGTCTTGTACACCCTAATGCCGTAATCCTTATACAGCCTTACAAACCAGGCAGTTATCAAGCTAAAATCGTTTTCATTGCCAGGAGACACAACAATTAAATCCTGGCGTATCCATTCTTTGAATTTTACCAAATCATCTTTTTCGAGATCTTCCAGTTTTGATTCAGGTATAAAGTATTTTTGCAGAGTATACTTTTTATTGCTGCCGGATTTCATTAAAAATACTCTCGCGCTAGCTAAATCACCAGACTTTGACAAGTCAACAGCGCCAATAGCAAAACAACCCTTAAAATCATCAATATAGAATGTTTCATAATTATTAATATCGTCTGACATAAGCCAGGCAGCCGCATTGTTTTGCTTGAAATTGAAGTCCTTGGACATTACGAATGCACGTGACGAATTACTTGTTTTTGATTCTTCAATCATTTCTCGAAGAAAGCTGCGTTTTTTTATGGTTCCTAGGCCAGGATTTGACTTAACCCATGATTCTTCATTCTGCCAAATTTCGGTTTCCTTATCTTGCGTATAAAGCCATATCAACCAGCGTGGCTTTTCTAATTCTCCGTTCAGCGACTGCCTAGCTTCTTTTAAGCGTTCGTCTAAGTATCCATCATTTACAAATCCTTCAGTAGTTAGCTCAAAGTAAATTGGATTATCCTGTGTTGATAGCGCCTGCCTAATAGGCATTATAGGCGTCTTGTCTTTCATCTCATGAATTTCGTCAGACATACCGACACGAATATTTTTACCTTCTTTGGCACCGGTTTTAGCAGATATTTTCAAGATATTACCTTTATTGGAATAACTGAATTTACCCTTAAGCTTTTTATTCTTAGGATTGCCAAAAAAAATTCCCTTGATATTTTTTCTAGTGACTTTTTCAAGCGTCTTGTTTTCTTCGCGCATTGCATTAATAGCCTGAAACGCAAGATCAGCCTGAGCATAATCGTTACTGCTGCACAGTATTTTAGTACCCTTATCACCGCAAAAAAATTCGGCAAGACACAATGCTGCAATCAGCGGCGTCTTACCGTTTTTCCTGGCTACTAAAAACAATACTTCTTGATATTTTCTTACCCAACCGTAAGCACAACTAAAATCATTGCTTTTACTGCGATCTTCATCAGTGTGTCTATCACGAATTTCTTCATCAAAAATATAAAATATGTAAATTGCCTCAATAAATGCCTTTTGAAAAAGCATTAACAAAAAAGGCTTCCCAGCAAAGGGAGCCTCGGAATGCTTGCACTGTGTTTCGATAAATTTGATACGCTTGTGTGCTTCAGTAAAATCAATCTTAACGTTGGGATCGTTAAAATGTTCCAGCAGTATGTCATGTTGCTGTACCAATTCCCGTCCTACAATGATTTCCCCTTGTTTG